CAAAGGCTTCCGCAGCCGGCTGGATGGACTCGGGCAGGTGAGTCAGCCAGTCGTTGAGGTAGTCGCCGTCCTCTATGACAGCGCCGATGTAGTTGCCGAAGGAGCGCAGACCGTCGCCGATGGCATCGAAGTCGATGCCGGTCGTGGATTCGGCCATGTCCTTGAGCATGCCCGCTAGTGCCGCCGCCCGACCCTGCACGTTGCCAAAGTTCTGCTGCCACAAGACAAAGCCGGCTGCGACTGCCGCCACACCTGCCACTAGCAGGCCGACGGGCGACAGGAGGAAGCCGATAGCCGCCGTGATGCCGGCGATCGCCAGCATGACCGGCCCAGCAGCAGCCAGTACGGCGCCGAACGCTACTGCGGCGTCCATAAGGGGCCGCGGCAGCGAGCCGATGGCAGTCAAGCCGTCGGCGGTCATGCGCACAAAGTCGCCCATCATGTCCAGGTAGGGCAACGCCGCGCCAATGAGGAAGGAATCGATCGAGCCTTTCAAGTACTCGATTGCTCCGTTCATGCCGCGCATGCGGGCGCCCGCCACGTTCGCCGCTGCTGAGCCGTCCCCCAAGGCGTCGCTGATGCCATCCCAGGATGTGCCGTAGTCGCGGGAGATGATGGTGGCGGCGCGAATGGCGTCGCTGCCGAAGATGACACTCAGCGCGTTGTTGCGTTCAGCGTCGGTCATCTTGGCGGTGATGCCTGACAAATCGCTCATGATGTCACTGAAACCGCGCATGTTGCCGGACGCATCGTAGACGCTCAGGCCGATGGCGTTCATCGCCTTGTTCGCCTTGTCCGTAGGACTAGCCAGGGACAACAGCATCGTCTTGAGCGAAGTGCCGGCGTCGCTGCCTTTGAGTCCGGCATTGCCCAACATGGCGAGCGCAGTCACCATGTCGTCCATGGGCTGTTTGTTGCTGGCAAACACGGCGCCGGACATCTTCATCGCCGCGGCCAGGTCGCCGATGTCTACACTAGACGCATTCGACGCCGCAGCCAGCATGTTCGCCACGTTGCCCATCTCGCTGGCGGGCAAGTTAAAGGCGTTCATCGCGTTCGACGCTATCTCGGCCGACTCCGCCAGCCCCATGCCGCCGGCCGCCGCCATGTCGAGCACGCCGGGCAGGGCCTCCATTACTTGGAGCGGTTCAAGGCCTGCCTTAGCCAGCTCTAGCTGCGCCTGTGCTGCCTCGCCGGCGCGGAAGGAGGTGATGGCCCCCATCTCCAGCGCCTGCGCCTGCAACTGCGCCATCTGGTCGGCCGTCGCGCCCGATACCTGCTGCATGACGTTGAGCGACTGCTCGAAGTCAGCTGCGCTGCTGATGGCTGCAGTTGCAATGCCAGCCAGGGGGGCGGTGACACCCAGCGACATTGCCGTGCCGGCCTTGCGCATGGTATCGGCGAGTGACTGGATATTCTGTTCGGCCTGGTCAGTACCGATCTCTATGGTTCCGTATGCGGAGCCTAGAGCAACGCCGTCACCCATCGCTTACTCCTCGTCCCACGTCCCGTCCTCTTTCACCCGCACTTTGCGCAGCCCTGTGGCGCTGACCGGTGCGTATTCCCGTACCTGCGCCGCTTCGTCGCCCAATAACTTTGCCAGTGAGTGTTTGGGCTTGCCCGACTTGTCGCGTTCGTTGAGCTTGCCTTCCACCCATGCCCCAAACTGCGCCACGGCCATATCGAACTGGTAGGCCGCCCAGGGGTCATCTACGCCGATGACCTCACTTGGTCGCCGATGGTAGGTCACCGACAGTGAATGCAGATTCCACACTTCCGTTCGGTTGGTGACGAAAAGGCTCCAGCTTGCCAGCCGCCTGGTTGGCCCAGTTGAAGATGGTCTGCTTGTCGAAGCTGCCCAGCTCGGCGACATCCAGCTCTGCCGGTTCGACAATGCACGCCTTGACCACGATGTCGAGCACCTGCCCGAATTTCTCCACATCGGCGAGGTCGACCGGCTGGTCCGGCCTGCGCTTGAGCATCTCCGCTACCGGCGCCCGCAGCGTCGTCGGGATCTGGCCGGCCTGCGCTAGGTCCATCAGCGCCACTTTCTTCAGCCGCACTTCCAGCCCAGAGGGGAGGGTGAATGCCTCCCCTTGGTGCTGTCGTGCGCGCCATTCTGCTAAGTTCATGTGACTACTCTCCGCAGTGTACAAAACGAAACAAATATGCTATCATACAGATGTAACCAGATTCATTCGCCCTGAAAGGAGCGCCCATTGTCGAAGCAAATTCCCCTGTCCCAAGGCAAGTTCGCAGCCGTTGACGATGCCGATTACGACTGGCTGGCAAAACACAAGTGGTCCTACGATCCCAAGGGTTATGCCATGCGCAGAAGCGGCAACGTCATTATCTACATGCACCGCGTGGTACTGAATGCTTCCGGCCCGGTCTTGGTGGATCACGTTAACGGAGACGGACTCGACAACAGGCGCGAGAACCTGCGCATTGTGACTGCGGCGCAGAATAACTACAATCGCCATCCAGAGAAGCGCCCCAAGACTTCGTGCTACAAGGGTGTTTCCCTGAGCCGGAAGAGCAACCGTTGGCAGGTACACATCAAGAAAGGGGACGAGCGCCGCTACCTTGGCTTGTACGACAACGAACAGGATGCAGCCAGGGCATACAACGCGGCCGCCCGCCACTACTTTGGCGAACATGCCTTCGTGAATGATGTTCCTGACGACAACTGGACATTGCATAATTTGTCGGTTGGCTCCAAGACCTCTGACTTCCGAGGCGTCCACTACAGCACTGAGGCTAAGAAGTGGAAGGCCCAGGTTCAGGTGAACAAGACCAAGATCTTCCTTGGCTACTTCTACTTCGAGATAGATGCAGCCCGCGCCTATGACGCTTACGTCATCGCCAACGGGCTGCACTTCCCGTTGAACTTTCCGCCATCAACTACGTAGCAGGTACGGTTGTGGCGGTTTCATTGTGAACCATCTCAAACATCTTCGAACCGTCATCGATGGCGATGCCAGACGCGCTTTGGATGAAAAACTCGCCGTCCTTCCACTCGCCCTCCAGGCCATCGGTCAGCTTAGCCTTGTAGATAAGCACGTGGATGTCTGATCCATCGTCGTTGATGATCTTCCCGTAGATTTTGAAGTACGGGTAGGTGTCGCCGGCGCGGGCCAAGATCGTGTTCTTCTGCGCAGGCGTCGTGCCGCTGGCCGTGATGGTGCGGCCCGTCAGGACCTTGATGGCGTCGAAGCTGATGCCGCCGGCTTCCAGGCTCCACTCCACCTTGTCCACGATGGCGGCAATTGCCTGGGTGGCATCGTTGCCGCGCAGTTCGCCGGAGGTCAGCGCCTCCTTGAAGCTCAGCGTCTGCGCGGCGCTGAGCGCCACCGCCGTTCCCGAGGGCAGCGGCACCAGCGTTACCTGTCGCAAGCCGAAGGGCTTGGTGTTACTTGTCAATGGCATGATATGCTCTCCTCTTACTCACGCGGCTAGAGCGCCGCTACTGTTTCCTGTTGCACGAACTCATACACGACGGAGCCGCTAGTCACGGCTACGCCCTTACAGTAGGTCACCCAGAACTCACCATCACGAAACGTGCCCTCCAGGGACTCCACTTTGGCCCGGTACAGCCTGCAGATCACGTCGCCTGTGTCGCTAACCGCCCTACCGGCGATGCGCAAGTAAGGCATTTGCGCCCCGGCATCCTGGCTGAGCGTGAGCGTGCGGTTGGGCGTACTGCCCACCTGGCTGGCGGTGCCGCCGGTCAGCTTGGCGAGCGCCTCCAGGCTGATACCGCCCGCCTCCATCTCCCACTCGGCACCTGCCACGAACCCTGCTGCGCCCACCAGGTGGCCCTCAGCCTCGAAGCGAGCCGTCTCCAGCAGCGGCGTGACGTGCATCATCAGCGCCGCCGGCAAGAGCACCTTGTTCGCTCCAGCGGTGTCGTACAGTGCGATTTGCCGCAGTCCGAACGGATGGTCACCGTATGCCATCTCAGCCCCTATTCACCGTTGCCACGTATCTCGACATAATCGCTGGCACGCCCAGCGCCTGCATCTCGATACCCAGCAGGTCGTTGGCATGCCGCACGTCCCATAGTCCGTCGCTGCCGGCCAGTGTCGCCCGGTGCAGCAGGTGGTAGGCGCGTATGCGCGCGAGGTCTATCGCTGCGCTGCCGGCCTGCTGGTAGAACCACACCGTTACGAACAGCCGTGAGCCGTCAGGGTGCGGGCCGGCCGGCGCCTGCGTCTCAGGCTTCACGATGGCACAGGGCAGCAGCTCGCTGTAGCCGTC